CCCAAAGTTCAAAGCGCGATCGTGTATCAACATGCATCTGTGATTTGGCCTTCACACACACCAGACGACGTGACAATGCGCACACTCGGCGCATGGGCCATCACACAATATCGATGCAACGGCGAGTGGATAGATTGCAGATGGAAATGTGTTCCACCGGTTGTCCTTGGAGTAGCTGCATACAGGAGATCGAAGGCTCTTGCACTGGCAGCCTTTCTGTCGTGGGTGTGCATCAGACTGCTCCAGACGAAACCGGCAACATTGGAATACGGACCAGAACGTGATCGACGCCGCATCAACATCGAACCAGCACGAGAAAAGTGGATCGAATGGAAGAACAGGTTTTTGGAATGGGTTGTGCGAGTGGGAAGGCCGCCTCTGGCAGCGCCTCTCGCGGACGGAGCCCCGCCTGACGATCCACCACCCCCAGACGGCGCGGCTGTGGTCACAGAGAACCAAACCGAACAAGAGGCACCTCAAGAGGAAGCGCCTGGAGAGGCACCTCAAGAGGAAGAGCCTGACCCGCCGGCACCGGAGGAGGGTGTCCCACGAAATGAGCTGGGATTTGTTGAACCCGGCCATGGCAATGCTGATCTCCACCCGTTGGGCGGGAATAGCGACGAGGATTCGCAGATCCGCGCTCTCAGAGATGACAGGATTGTGGAGAATTCGGCAGGAATAGGGGTTGTAGGACAGTCACGCGAGCCAGGGAACAGCAAGCAGATCGTAGGAGTGGTCTCGCTACCGGTGACTGACAACCCAAATGTGTATGCAAGGGAAGCTGCATCTATTGAGTCTGCGATAGACCAAAGGATCACGAGGAAGCAAAGGGCTTTCACAGCGAACAAGGACGACAAGGCACTGATCGGGAGATTGGTGTCAGAAGCCATTGGAGACAACCCGCGCCGCTCATTATTCAGTGCGAGGCGTGTGACCCAGTGGTGGGAGAAAAGCCTTTTTTCTGATCTGAGGTCAGGCAAATGGACGGAGGACCGGCTTAACAAAACCATTGAAGGCTTGTGTTGCCGAATACAACCGAGCTTCAAGTTGTCATGTGATGTTAAGTTGGAACCGATGCCAGAGGGCAAAGCGCCAAGGATGCTTATTGCAGATGGTGACGAGGGCCAGGTGCTCGCGCTGCTCACCATTTGCTGCATTGAAGATTTGATCAAGAAGCATATGCCGAAGAAGACCATCAAGGGTCTTGGCAAGCGCAAAGCCATGGAAAGGATCGCGGCTGAATTGCGTGTCCCGAATGCGGCCTACTCAAAG